GTGGCCCGGAGCCCATCGCTCTCGGGTGTCTACAAAATGGCAACGAATTGATCGGTTGTCAAGTCTCGTCGATTTCGATCCATGCGGCGGCGCCGCAGGGCAGCGGGTTGACGGGATCGTAGATCACCCGGCCGCGACCGGCGACGCAGGCGAGGACCACCTCATCACCAGGGTAGCGCGGCCTGCCGTGCTTGCCGCGGCTGACGCGGATCACCGGCTGCAGCGCGGCGCCGGGATCGGCCTTCAGTGCTTTGCGGTTCGCCGCTACCCTGTGGCGGTTGATGACGATGATGGTGCGCATGGGCCAACAGTAGCCCAGCGCGGGCCGCCAGGGCACGAGAAAGGGGCTGGCCGGTGTCTCACACCAGCCAGCCCCTAAATCGCGTGTACGGCCCTCCTGGAGGCTCTAGCGGCGATTAGCCATAGCGGCGAACGTAGGATGGGATGCGGTTGCGTGCTACGTCTGTGTTGGTTTCCTGGCGGACCGGCGCGGTCAGCGGATGGCGGGTTGCGTTGATGCTGCTGCCCGACAGGATGTCGGCGCACTCCAGGAGGCGGACTAGCTCGGCTGCCCAGGCTTCTGCGTCGTCCTGCTTGCCGCACTGCTTGTAGGCGATCGCCTTGGCTAAGGCCCGGGCGACGGCGCTGCGATCGATCGTCATGGTGGTGTCCTCTGGTTATGAGAGCCTATCGCTCTCATGCCCTTAAGCCCCGCCGCGGTCTCCCGGGCGGGGCTGTTGGGTGAGCGGTTGGCGCCTATTCGAGGCGGAGGCGCTCGACGGCGGATTGCGCCCGGTCGACGTAGTATTCCAGGCTCTCGCTGTAGTCGGCGATGAGGTCGATACCGTTGCCCCAGATCAGCCACACCGAGCCGATCCGGTTGCCAGCGTTGTCGCGGACCAGTAGGCGGTCCTCATCGGTGGTGGCCAGCGCAGCGACGATCGCCTTGGCGTCCTTCGAGCGCTTTACGGTGAAAGCCTCGCCATCGTTGACGCTGATGGTGTTGCCGAACTGCAGGAGGCTGGCGACGAGCAGCTTGGCGATTTTGGTTTCGGTATACATGGTCTCGGGTCCTCTGGTTGCCCGGAGCCCAGCGCTCTCGGGTGTCATCAAAATGGCAACAGTCTGGCGGGCTGTCAAGGGGGATGATTTCGCGTAAAAGCAAAACGGCGCCGGGTTGCATCCGGCGCCGCTCTGAACCAGGAGGAAAAGCCATGCGCAATCATGGGCCGTTCCTGCTGCTGATCGTGGTGGTCCTTGGCTGGAGAGTCAAGATCATCATAGCTCGGAAGTAGGATCGGGGCTGCACCCTTCCACAAGGTGCAGCCCCTCCTGGATTCAGGCGGCACTCAACAGGCTATCACTCAGCACTCGTTTTGGCTCAAAATCGGCTCAGATATTGAGTGTTTTCTGAGCGCGGCTGAGAGTTTTCTGAGAGCGGAATGAGAAGATGGGAGTGTTGGCTAATCAAAAGCACGAGATGTTTGCTCAGCTGATCGCTGGCGGCAGCTCAATGATCGACGCTTTTGAGAAGGCAGGGTTTGCTAGGCGCAACGCCAATGCGAGCCGTTTGAGAATTAACGAAAAGGTCGATCGCAGGATCGTTGAGCTGGTGTCGCAGAAGGCTGGCGCGGTGCAGGTTGCGGCCTTATCTGCGGCCGAAAAAGCGGGCGTCGATCAGTTCTGGGTGCTGCGAAATCTGCGAACCAATGCGGTGATGGCGATGCGCCGCAATGATCGTTCTGCGGCAGCGCGATCGATCGAGCTGATCGGCAAGCACCTGGGCATGTTCATCGACAAGAAGTCGATTGAGATCAGCATGGTAGACGACAGCGACGAGTACCTGGCGAAGATCATGGCGATCGTCGAAGGCAAGGTGATCGATCAGGAGCCAGCGCCGCCGCTACAGATAGAGAATGGCAGCGACGAAGAGGAAGAGACGGGCTGATTGCGACACTGGCTGCAACATAGCGGCCTAACGCATTGGTAATGCTGGCCTGACTAGCGGATACTGCATCCGCGTGTCGATCGACCACATACCTATGAAGTATGTGCGACACACCGCATCACACCTTATCTATCAATGGCTTAGCATGCCAGCCGCCTGGCATGGTGGCAGCCTGGTGTCAGGCTGCCAGCCGCAGCGTTTAAACGGATCGCGCATCGAGCGCTAAGCCTTTGATATCGCTGGCTTCGCCAGCTCAGCCGCCGGTTGAGCTGGGGCACACTAATAGGTAGAACCGATCCCCCCTGCACGGCCGCGCGAATTTTGCTTCACCACATGCCAAGCACCACAAAAAATCACACCCACCTCTAAAAAATTATACAAAGACGGCTGCGGCGGATAGGGAGCCAAGAATTGCGCTGACAAGGCCAGCGGGGGACGCTGGCTTTCCGCCGCCCCTCTAAAAACTTCACAACCACCATAACCGCCAATCGCCTTAGAAAATCAGAAAAATTTTCCAGCCCCTCGCGCATGGTGTAGTGAAGAAGCAGCGGGCGAGCGGTCGAAGATGCGGAGGGTGCTGGCGTCGCGTCGGCGCCGCCCCGAGCATGCACTACAGCATTGGAGGAAGCCATGACCCAAGCAATCCCGACGGCAGGCGCGAGCCCGGTCGTGATCGTGTCGATCAATTATGGTGACGGCTGGGCTCAGCTGTTTGATAACCACGCGCTCGGCTGGCTGGTCGATGAGGCGGGCGCGGCTGAGCCGGTGCCGGTCGTCGTCGGCTCAATGCCACCGGCGGTAGGCGACGCGGCCTCGCCGCAATGGGGTCAGTTTATCGCGCCGTATCTCTTGGTGCCCGACGTGTCGCGCAAAAACTTTTATGACTTTCTCACCTGGCTGGCGACCGGCGACGGCAGCAGCGAGCCGCGCAAGATCGGCTCGGGTCTCACGCTCGATACGGCGCTGATCAATGGTTATCAGCAATGGGCGTCGGCCAACCCCGACTGGGCGTTTGACGGTGAGCCTCCGACACCGCCAACCCGCAGCGGCAAGAAGAAGGATGACGAGCCCGCCCGGCGGCGCTGATGGGACAGCCGCCTTCGCTGATCGGCCCACCGGCGCTCGCCGAGCTGATGCGGCTGGCCGAAGCGGCGCCAAACGGTCGCATGGTCGAGGTCGGGGTTTATCAGGGTGGCTCGGCCTGGTGCTTGGCGACGATTGCCGAGCAGCGCGGCGTCGAGCTGCACCTCTTCGACACCTTCCGCGGCATCCCCTTCACCGGGATCCTTGACTACCACCGTGCTGGCGATTTCGCCGACACTTCCGTCGAGGCAGTCAGGCAAGCGATCCCGACAGCGATCTTCCATGTCGGCATCTTCCCGGAAACGCTGCCCAACGATCTCGACCAAATCGGCTTTGCCCATATCGACTGCGACCAGTACCGGTCGGTGCGCGATTGCATCGAATGCTTGGGTCCGCGCATGCTGCCCAAAGGCATTATGGTGTTTGACGATTACAGCCATCTCGATGGTGCTACCGCCGCGGTGAAAGAGCTGCTCGGCGAGCCGCCGCGGTCGGCTGGTGGTCGCTATCATTGGGTGTTCTGATGCTCGCGAAGCGTTCTTCGGGCGCAGCCTGATGCGCGACATGAGCATCGCGATGCTGCTGGTCGTTTTGCTCGCTGTTGCCCTTGCGGCGCTCTTTGGACATTTGGCGCTATGGCTGAACCCCTAAGGCGATCGACCCCACCGCGGTCGCTGTTCGCCAGCCCCAGCAGCATGGAGGCGGCGCACCGTAATCATATGCAGGTCTTGACCGAGGCGGCCAAGCTCGGCGGCAAGGAGGGGCTCTATAAGGCGAGGCGAGCGCTCGGCAAACAGGATCTTTACTTCTTGATGGTCGATATCCTGCATCGCCAGGATATGCGCAGGGAGTGGATCTACCAGCGCTGCCGCGAAGTACAAGCCAGCCCTGATGGACATTTAGACTTGTGGGCGAGAGAGCATTACAAATCGACCATCATCACCTACGGCCTGACACTGCAGGATATCCTCAACAACCCCGAGCTGACGGTGGCGATCTTCTCGCACACCAGAGGCATCGCTAAGGATTTTCTTGGACAGCTGATGCGCGAGATGCGCGACAACGAGGATCTGAAGGGGCTCTACCCGGATGTCCTTTGGCAGGATCCCGAGCGCGACGCACCGCAATGGTCGGTAACCGACGGCATCATTGTCAAAAGAAAGAACAATCCCAAGGAGGCGACGATCGAGGCCTGGGGGGTGGTCGACGGTCAGCCGACCAGCAAGCATTTTGATATCAGGGTCTACGACGACATGGTGACCTTGGAGAGCGTCGGCACCTCGGATCAGGTCAGAAAGACCACGATGTCCTGGGAGATGAGCGACAACCTCGGCACCAGAGGTGGCGTCGCGAGATATATCGGCACGAGATATAAGCTGGCCGACACCTACGCCGAGATGATGGAGCGTCAGGTCGTCAAGCCGCGCATCTACCCGGCGACCCATAACGGGAAGCTCGACGGCACGCCCGTGTTGCTGACCCCGGAAGAGTGGGAAGACAAGAAAAGGAAGCAGCGCAGCACGGTCGCCGCGCAGATGCTGCAGAACCCGATGTCCGGCGAGGACCTCACCTTTGAGGTCGGTTGGCTCCTCGGTTACGAGGTGCGGCCGCGAAACCTCAACATCGTCATCCTGTGCGATCCCTCAAAAGGCAGGAGCGCCAACAGTGACTACACTGCTATCGCCGTCATCGGCCTTGCCTCAGCCGGAACCAAGTACCTGCTCGACGGCTACTGCCACCGAATGTCGCTCAGCGATCGATGGCGGGTCATTCGCGATCTTCATAAACGCTGGGATAAGGC